CCCCGCCGGCGCGCGGCGCAACTATGATGCCGCCGCCGCGAAGAAGTCCGCGACGAACCTGATCGACCCGGCTCAGATTGCAGTCTGGCCGCAGGTGAAGCTCGGCAGCAAGCAGTTCCATCTCTCCACCCAGCTCGCGGGCCTGATGGCGAAGGTGGACAGCGGCAACGACGGTGTGCCGTATGAATCGCCCTCTAATAAGGCCCTCCAGTGCGACGGCGCTTGCCTGGAAGACGGCACAGACGTCACCCTCACGCTGGAGCAGGCGAACATTCTGAACGCCAACGGCATTTGCACGGCGCTCAAGTTTATGAATGGCTTCGTGGCGTGGGGCAACTACACCGCCTGCTACCCCAGCAACACCGACATCAAGGACTATTTCATCCCGATCAGCAGAATGTTCAAGTGGGTCGGCAACTCCCTCATCAAGACGTTCTGGTCGAAGACGGACAGCCCCATGAACCGGCGCCTGCTGGACAACATCAAGGATTCCGCGAACAACTGGCTCGCAGGGCTTGTGGGCAGCGAGTATCTGCTCGGCGCCCGCGTTGAGATCCTCGACTCCGAGAATCCCATGACGGACCTCATGGCCGGTATCGTGAGAATCCACATCTACATGACGCCGCCCAGCCCTGCACAGGAGATCGACTTCGTACTCGAATACGACACCGATTACGTGCAGAGCGCGTTGGCGTGACGAAGGAGGACTGAACAATGGGAATGGTAGATCAGGCCGTAATCAACTTTGCCTGCTACGAAGACGCCAAAGACTTCCTCGGTCTGGCTTCCGTGACGCTGCCCGATGTTGATTTCATTGTTGCGACCGTCTCCGGTGCTGGCATTGCCGGCAACGTGGAGGCGCCGATCATCGGCCATATGAACGCCATGACCGCGCAGCTCAAATTCCGCACCTTCAGCGCTGAGAGCCTGAAGCTGCTGGAGCCGCGCGAACACAACATCGACCTGCGCGCGCCGCAGCAGGTGTACGACCCGATTGCGGGCGTTTACAAGACGCAGTCCGTCAAGCACGTCCTCGTGCTTGTTCCGAAGACGCTGTCGAACGGCAATATCGCCCCGGCGTCTCCCACGGACGGCTCTGGCAGCTACGCCGTGCGCCGCTGGGTGACGTACATCGATGACGCGAAGGTCATGGAGCTTGACCCGTACAACTACATCTGCGAGGTGAACGGTGTCGACTATCTTTCCGACACCCGCAAGGCCCTCGGCAAATCGTAAATCTTTGGGGCGGCGCGCGATGCGTCGCCCCACCACTCTTGAAAGGAGCTATGAATCATGGAAAACAAGAATATTCAGAAAACGACCGCAGAGGAAAGCAGTGACATCTTCGCTGTTGCGGAAGATCAGGATAAGAAAAACGCCGCAATCGACTATGCGGCATTTGTGATGCAGCTTGCAAGGCCGCTCGTTCACGATGAAAAAACCTACACGGAGCTGACCTTCAACTTTGAAGATCTCAGCGGAAATGACTCCCTTGCGATTGAGCGGGAGCTGCAAATGCTCGGGCATACGGTGATCGTTGCGAACTTTGACAGCGAGTACCTTATCCGTGTTTGCGTCAAGGCGTGCACCGAGAAACTTGGTCTTGACGCGCTTGGCAAGCTCAGCATCCGCGATTTCAACCGTCTGCGGAACACCGTAAGAGGTTTTTTATCGCGCAAGGAGTGATCGTCGGAGATGGCGGCGTATGGCTTCGCAGGCAATGCCTCGCCATGGCCCGGACGAACAACACTCCGGTAGATTTCTGGTTATCTCTACGTCTCGGCGAATTTTCGCAATGGGTGAAAACCTCTAATGCGCTGATTGCCGAGGAAATGGAGAAGCGAAAACAAAAACGCAAGTGAAAGTGAGGCGGAGATATTGGCATCGCGGAAAGAATATGAGATGCTATTTGCGCTTGAAGCGCAGCTTGGCCGCGAGTTTCGCACGACCTTTGCAAAGGCCCGCGGCGAGCTCGGCGACACAGCCGATAGTGCAGAATCTTTCGGCAGCCGCGCGACACAGGCCGTGGACGCGGTGTCGAGCGTTCTTGCTGCGGCTGGTATCTCCGCTGCGCTTAAAGAAATAAAGGAAGGCTTTGACGAGTGTGTGCAGGCGTCGATGGATTTCGAGTCTGCCATCACCGGCGTCGCCAAGACGACAGACCTGACAGACGAAGAACTGGCAGATATGTCGGACGCAATTAAAGCCATGTCCACGGAGATCCCGGCATCTACGACCGAGATCGCCGCCGTCGCTGAAGCTGCTGGCCAGCTTGGCATTCAGAAAGACGCGCTGCTCGATTTTACGCGCGTTATGACAATGCTCGGCACAGCGACGAACATGACAGCCGAAGATGCCGCAACCGCCCTCGCGCGGTTCGCGAACATTACAGGCATGTCCGCAGACAATTATGATCGTCTCGGCGCCGTGATCGTTGATCTTGGCAATAACTTTGCAACGACCGAATCTGAGATCACGCAGATGGGTACGCGCCTTGCCTCTGGCGGCAAGCTGGCCGGATTGACAGAGCCGCAGATCATGGCGCTCGCCGCAGCAATGTCCTCCGTCGGCATCGAGGCCGAAGCTGGCGGTACGGCCATGACGCAGACGCTCAACGCCATCGAAAAGGCTGTTGCAACCGGCGAGGATTCCTTACAGAGCTTCGCAGATGTCGCGGGAATGTCTGCGGATTCGTTCGCGGAAATGTGGAATACGGACGCGCTGGGCGCTCTGACAGCGTTTATCCGCGGGCTTGGCAATCTGGACGAACAGGGCGAAAGCGCTGTTCTGGTGCTGGAAGACCTCGGCCTTACCGGCATTCGCCAGAGCAATATGCTCAAATCCCTCGCTCTGGCAGCAGACCAGATGGACAGCGCCGTACAGACGGCAAATACCGCGTGGGATGAGAATATCGCTCTGACGAACGAAGCCAACAAGCGATACGCCACCACGCAATCCAAGCTGGATATGATGCAGAACGCCTACAACAACCTCAAGGTTGCCGTAGGCGATGCTTTTACCCCGGCGCTGCGCGATGCCTACGACGCCGGTACGGACGTGCTGAATGTCCTCGGCGAGTTTGTGCAGGAGAATCCTGCGCTCGTCAAGGGTGTTGCAACATTCACGGGCGTAGTCGGCGGTGCAACGGTCGCATTGACGGCATACGCCGCAATCTCCAAAGTCATTAAAGCGCTCGACATTGCCACAACATTCGGTGGAATGGCCGGGCCGATTATGCTGGGCGTGACCGCCGTGGCCGCGCTGGCTGGCGGAATCGTGGCAATGGCTGATGCAGCCGAAGACCGTGCGGCTCCGTCCGTAAAGGAATTGACAGAAGCTGCGCGTGACATGAACGAGGCGCTTACCGACGCAAAGTCTGGCTTCGATGATTCTGTCGGCAGCACAATGGCAACGGCCACAGTTGCGGAGCAGTACATTGACCGGCTGAAAGAGCTGGATTCTGTTGGTGAAAAAACGACTGCCCAGCAGCAGGAATATCACGGAATCCTCATGAAGCTGGTTGAGACCATTCCGGAGCTATCCAGCTATATTGACCTTGAAAACGACTCCATCGACGGCGGCACGGCTGCGCTCAAAGCAAATACGGACGCATGGGTAGAAAATGCCCGCGCACAGGCATACCAAAACGAGCTTTCCGAGATCTATGCGAAGTATGCCGATGTTGAAATCGAGCGGGCAAAGCGCCGGGCAGAGCTGACGGATGCAGAGGAAGCCGCGCATGAAGCTACTCAGGCCTATAATGACGCGCTTGCCAAGCAAAATGCGCTTTACGCCGAAGCGCAGAAAAAGGCTGATGCCTATTACGAAGAAACCGGCGTTCTCCGTGATGCCGAATACTTCCTTGGTGACGAAATCAACGCCGTCAACGATGAGGTCACAGACGCCAACATTGCGTGGATTGAGGCCGCGACGCACGTTACAAACCTGAAAGAAGCGATTGAGGAAGACAACAATGCGCTCAGTGCGGCGGATGAAGAAATTCAGGCCGTAACGGACGCATACGAAAGCCTCACGGAAGCAACGGATGGTTCGACCGAAGCAACCGAAAATGCTTCGCGCGGACAGACGGAGCTGAACACCGAGATCAGCAGCGTCAAGGAACGTGTCGAGGCTCTCCAGCAGGCGTATCAGGAAGCCTATAAAGCTGCCGCAGAAAGCGTTCAGGGCCAATATGCACTTTGGCAGCAGGCAGACAGCATCGTTGCGACCTCTGCGTCCAGCATCAACAGTAATCTCCAAGGCCAGATCACGCATTGGCAGACCTACAACGATAATCTGGCCAGCCTGCGTGACAGGGCTGGTGATATTGAGGGCCTGACCGAAATGATCGGTTCTTTCGCAGACGGCAGCTCCGACAGCGTGAATGCGGTTGCCGGCATGGCTGCGGCCAGCGATGAAGAATTGGCCGCGATGGTCGAAAGCTGGAATAAGCTGCGCGAGGAACAGAATAAAGCCGCCGAGGACATCGCAGACTTCCGCACCGGCTTCTCTGAAACTATGGACGCGATCAGTGGAGACCTCGAAGCCACCATTGACGACATGGATCTTGGCACGGAAGCTGCGGAAGCCGGTCGTGCGACCATTCAGGGCTTCATTGATGGTGCAACCGGAATGCTGCCGACAGTGCAATCGGCGTATTCCCAGCTCGGATACGCCGCCCTCGCTGCTCTCAGCCGAAACATGCAGAACAATAATTCTGTTGCTTCGAGCCGTCGCATGAGCGGGTTCTCCCGATATGCCAGCGGCACAACCTCTGCCGAGACCGGTCTTGCCCTCGTCGGCGAAGAAGGCCCGGAGTTTGTGATGATGCACGGCGGCGAAGCGGTCTTGAACGCGGCCGACACACACAGCGCCATCGAAGCTATGACTTCCACTTCGGACAGCTCCGTTCCAGTGCAGGTCAACATCACCGTCGAGGGCGATGTCAACGACGGCGTTATGGAGCGCCTTGAAACCTATGGCGAGGAATTTGCCGCACAGGTACGCGCGGTGATTCGAGAAGACAATATCAACGCGCAACGGGGGGCGTACAGATGAGCAGAATCTACACGACTGTGCAGGGCGATATGTGGGATATGATCGCCTACAAGGAGATGGGCAGCGTCGACTATACCGACGATCTGATGAACGCCAATAGCTCGCTGCTCAGTTATTTCTCCTTCCCCGCAGGCGTCATGCTGACAATCCCTGATGTGGTGGAGCGCAGCGCATCTACGCTGCCGCCGTGGAAGCAGGTGCAGCGATGAGCAGCCGAAATCTCGCCAGACGCACAAAGGCCGAGGTTTCCTTCGGCGGCATCGACATCACAAAATCCATTCAGCCGTATCTTCTGTCGATCTCCTATACGGACAACGAAGAAGACGAAACGGACGATCTGCAAATCAAAATTCAAGACCGCGACGATCTCTGGCTCACGCAGTGGCTCGATGAAATCTCTGAAAAGCTGTCCTGGGCATCACCCTCTGGCGGCAGCGCGTCTGGCGATGCTGTTGTCAGCGAAGCAAACAAATACCTCGGTACACCGTATGTTTGGGGCGGCAGCAGTCCGAGCGGCTTTGACTGCTCCGGTCTTGTCTACTACGCGCTCAACGAAGCCGGGATCAGCGTTCCCAGAACGACCGCGCAGGGCTACAAGGATATGGCTACACCGGTCAACGAAGCCACAGCGCAGCCCGGCGACCTCATCTTCTTCGGCACGCAGGGCGTTGTCGACCACGTAGGTATCTACATGGGCAATGGGCAAATGGTCAATGCGACCGGTTCGTGCGTCCAGATCACAGACATCAACACCCGCAGAGCCGGGATTATCAGTTGGGGCAGAATTGGCGGCGCCACGCAGAGCGGCTCTGCTGCCTCTGCACAGGCAGGCACGCAAAGCAGCGGCTCAGGATCTTCTACTTCCTCTGGCGAACAGGGTGCATCCTCCGATGGCGGCGGCGCAGAAGAACGGCTCGCCATGGACGTTGTGTTTGTCCGTGAGAACTGGAACAGCGACGGCTCCGACGAGGAATCGTATTTGAATTCGCCGGGCTCCGCGCAGAACTCGGTGACCTTGCCCTGATCGACGATGATCATGCACTGGCCGTCGGCGACCGCGATGACGGAGCCGTTGGAGATGATGTTGTCCGAGCCCTTCGTGTTGCTGCTGCGGCCGGAGGGCCGCTTCT